CTTTTAATATTATTAGCACCAAAGATATATAACTGGTTACGGAACTTTTTAACTGCTGTTATAGTATAACCTACATTAATAACACCAGCACCGTTAGCAGGACTAAAATCAGAATAGTTTAGTGGAGCACTAAAGTATATATTATAGGGTTCAGAGGAGTCACCGCACAAGAATATATGAGATGCAAACTCTTCAGAGTACTTAGGATTGTTTGGAGCTTGTGCATGTGTTATCTGTGCGTAAACAGTACCATTATATGTAGATGCAGGGTTTACACCATCCGTTAGAAGTAGTACTTCGCCTGACCAGTTAAAGCTAGTAAACCTTATTCTACTAACATTAGTCATATCAGGATTACCAGCTTCGGGTATAGCTACCCAAGAGGAGTTAGAGTTTTGCCATTTATATAAATAATCATGTCCAGATGTAGGTTTTCTACATGCAAATATACCATCGTCTAAGTTACCATTTACTGCTACACCTAGTACAGCACCTGTACCGGGAACTGTACCGTAGTCATTAGCATACCCACTAATACGACGATACCCACCAGCTAGGGCAGGTTCATAGTTTATCATACGTATAGCACTACCAGACAAACCTGAGGCTTGAGTTAGGGGATCAACGTTAGTGATCAACCCTCCTGTACAAACAGATAAATATGTACTGAGTTTATCTGCCATTAAACACTATTCTTATAAAAAGAGTTTCCCATTCGGTTTATTACTGTAGAACTTAAGTAATCTTTACTGTCTACTAGCAATCTTCTCATCGTCTTTATACCCTTCTTAAACTTATCTGCGTGTAACTGAGCCGATTGTTCATTAGATCTAAAGTGCATAAGGTACATCATAGCACCATCAAGTACTACATGTCTAAATCTATCTGGTATAATACAAACATCACTACTTAAAGTTAAGTCTGTAGGGAACTTCCAGTAGCTATACTCTATAACATACGAAGCATCGGGAGGAGGTGTAACTCCAAACTTAGTGCTTTGTGTTTTATATATAGTAGTAGGTTTACCGTAGCCACCTGTACCAGCTACATCATCTAAACTTCTTACATCTGCTACATAACTTTCATAAGAGATACTAGGTAGTTGTGTAGGATAGGCAGACACAGCATTTGTTAAATAAAAGGTTTCCCAGTCTGCTTTTGAGAAGTCAGAAGGAAAGTCATACGTACTAGTACCAGAAGATAAAGTCTGCTGATACGTTACTAAAGTAAAAGGCCACTCTTGTGCGTCTTGTAGTATTTCACGTATAGAGGAATTAATAGCATCTTTAGCTAGTGACTGTACGTTTTTAGTTGAAGTAAAATCAACCTCACTAATCTCGACTTCATTAAGACGACGAAGTAATTCATTCACTAGGTTTATATAAGTCGTCATGTTAATTCCTACGAGATTTTAAATGTACGTAAAGGGGCTAACATAAAGCCAGCCCCCTCAAAGTGTTTTATTATGCTAAGTTATATTTAGCTGTGATCAACGCTTCTGGACGTAAGATCTTGCGCCCGTAAAGATGCATACCACGGCAGATGTCAGCGAATGAATCTGGATCACGATATGTTTCTGTTTTGTTGATTTGCTCTGCAGTTGCTACTGCTGAGTCATGACCAGCTACGATAACACCGTAGTTAGCATTCTGGTTAGCTGTACCTGTTGTACCTGCACCAGTACCTACTGATGGTAAGTTACTTGAAGTATATACACGGAAGCCGTGGAAGTTGTTCAAGACTAGACCGTTACGTAATCCACCTGACTCACCGAAGTCTGCGTTAAACAGACGTGAATCTTCATCACGAAGGACTTCCATCATGATAGGATCAAGTACAAGCCACCTACCTGCAGTGTCTACTTGGTTCTGATCTAACAAACGACCCATACGTGAAATCAACATTGCTGGTGATACGTATGCTGTTGGTAAAGCAGTTGCTCCGGGTAAACGTGCGGCAACTGGGATAGAGTGTTCCCCTGCTGAAGTTGTAGTAATGTTTCCGAAGTCACCTTTTTTCAGCTTGTTAGCTGCAAGTAATTCGTCTGTACCTGCCGCTGTATTAGCTTTAGTACCATTTACTACGTTGTTTACTGCACCTGCGTTAGCATGTAGAGCAGACTGTTTGTAACCACTTAAGTAACCCAATACTTCTTGGTCATGCTGATCAGCCAAGCGGAAAGCCGCACGGTTTGTAGCCATGTCCATGAAATTAACATGGGAGTGTGCTTCTTCGATGTCGTCGATTTTAAATGCAAAGTAGTTTGCTTTATCTACAACTAGAGAGAAGTCTGCGTCTGCAAGATCTTGTGCAGCTATTGTTGTACCACGAGCATAAGCTGATACGCTTACCTCAGGCTCTTTTATAATTTTCACTGTATCGCCTTGTGCAGCGATCTCACCGAAATAATCAGAGTTAGTTATGTCTCCACAAACTGTGGACTTGCGGAATGCAAGTTGTACTTTTTTTGAATAAATTACGGAACTAAAGTTACCATTCGGTAAGTTTGTATATCCGCTTGCTACTGCAAATGCCATTATAATCCTCCATTGGGTGTTTGGCTTAGTTTTAAGTAAGCTAAACGAACCTATAAGAGGCTGTACTTTCTAGGGTGCATGTAGGCTTTACTTCGTAAGGATCAGTCACGATGTTAAAGATACACGGGCCTATACTTGTTCAGGTAGGTCTTATTATTGGTATGTTTAGACTTAGTGAGATAGTGTCTTAGATAGTAAGGTAGTCACACAGTGAGGCTTACTATTTCTTTAAAGACACCTATAGTTATACTAGATACACCATAGATGTCAATACTTTATTTGCAATTATCGTGCGCCACCTGTCATATCGTAGGTGAACTTACCTGCACGTATTGCTTCCATGATAGCATCAGCATTCTTTTCGTACTGATCTGCTGTCATCTTGTGTACCTGAGACTCGCTAAAGTGTCCGGCTATATCATTAGAGTCAGGCTTAGTAGAACGTTTAGTTACTACTGCAGAAGCCGCCGCTTTAGTGGCTTTCTTTTTAGACTTAGTATCTAAACCTTTAGCCATCTTGTATAAATCTATTACACGAGCAACTGATGCAGGATCTTCAGAGTTGTCGTATAGAGCATCTTTGACCCATTTAGGTTCTTTCTTAGCCCAGTCATGGAAAGCATCACTATCACGTAGTTCATCAAAGTCAGGGTGTATGGCTCTGATTTCTTGTTCTAGCTTACTACGAGTAGCTTCTTCGCTAATCCGATCAATCTCTTGTAGCCTTGCCTCAGCACCAGAGAATCGTTCCTCTGCTTTCTTAGATGCAATAGTTTCTACTATAGCCGCAATGTCAGGAAACTCATTAGCCCACGCCTCAATATCTTCGTCTGACTTAGGTGGCCTAAGAGTACCGCTTGTTTCAGCATTCTCTAGTTTAGCCTGTAGCTGTTTGATCTCCGCAGACTGTTTGTTTAGATGATCACGTAAATCACTATAACGTTTCTTGTATGTACGTTCTTCACTACTTAACGTTTCATCTTTCTTATCAGATTCATCACTAAGTTCTTGAGTCTCACCATCAGGTTCTTGATCTTCTGAAGTATCTTCCTCATTCTGTTCCCCTTTCATGAGCTTGTCTAGCTCTGCTTCTTCTTGCTCGATACGTCTCCTATTAGCTTTATTGGTGTAGTTAGGATCAACAAACCCTGCTACTTTAGGAGTTTCTACTGTTTCTAATTCAGGCATATTATATTCCTTTATGTTGGGGCCGGCCTAAGCCGGGTAGCCTTATAGTTTTATAGGATAGTCTTTTAGTTATTACTTTTTCTTCTTCATCAAGCCGCCCTTATTATATTTTCCGGGCTTGCTCCAATCTGTTTTGCTATTACCGGTTCGTCCTTTACCTGCGCTATATTTAGAACCGGAATTATTAGAACTAGTGTTTCTATTATTAGAATTATTATTTGAGCTTGTTTTACGAACAGGGCTAGAACTACTCTCTCTAGCTAGTCTAGCTCTTTTAGCTAAGGCACTCTCGTAACCTACATCGCCAGCCCTTTTACCACTAGAATCTGTACGACTTCTTGACGAATCTACTGTAGCCTTACCGCTTTTGTTCTTCATAGCGGCAACAGTTTTAGTTATTCTGTCTGATTCTGCTTTGCTGACTTTTCTATCTCTATCAGCACTTAAGTTTCTTTGTGCTTCTCTTGAAGCTATAGGATCAAAAGAAGTACCAACACTAGTTCTTGAAGATGTAGTATTAGCAAATAGATCATCTCCTAGAGTATCTTTAATTACGTCTGTTAAACCCCATCCGTTAGTTACTAAGCCCATAGCAAAACCATCTAATCCATTTGCTTCTTTATATTGTGCGGCTAGTTCCTTAAGTTCTGCAATCTCTTCAGGAGATGTCTGACCTTGCTTTTCTAACATACGTATGTGTGCGTTAGTCTGCCCTAGTATCATCATTTCATTTCTATTAGTAATAAAGCCTGACTTATCAAACTTACCAATAAACTTTATAATACCAGCTTGTTCTTCTAACTCAGCTTCCATAGCCGCTTTGGTAGTCTGATAAAGACCTTCAGGGCTACTATAGTCATATCTTTCCATCCAATCAGTATCTTTCATGGATTCTTCTAGTAGCTTCTGAGAGGCACTACGAGTATCCTCATCTCTGTTTTCTCTAGGTGCTACTGTATCTACAGGATCAACCGGAGCAACTGCTGTTGTCTTTATTACATAACCTGCAGGTACAACTTGTGTAGGTTGGTTAGTAGCTTTATCATGAGCTATCATCATAGTATCACCTGTAGTAGGGTTATGATACTCTACCATTATAGTCTCAATCTCTTGTACGGGAGAAGTCCCTGCTCCTGCACCTCCACCAAAGACAGAGAAACCTAAGCCGTAGTTACTAGGAGTAAAACCTAATGCACCACCTGTATTAAAAGCTCTTTCAGTTTGCCTGTTAGCTGACTGCATCTGTTGAGGGTTTAGATTAGCACCAGTCGTATTTAGTGTAACACCTCTACTAGCAAGCTCTTGCATTAACGCTGGGCTATTCTGTGCCGCTACCATAAACTTATCTATAAGTGCATCTATTCTTGTAGGGTTAGTGTTAAGAGGAGCTTGAACTGCACCCCCTTCTTTATAACCTACAGACATACCTTTAGCATTCATACGAGCATTGATTAGCTTGTCACTCTTAGCGGCAGTAGCTAACTTATCCATCAAGCCACCATCAGCTACACCCGTAGCCATAGCTTGCTCTAGTGCGGCTAAGTCTTCTTCTGTTATGTCTTGCATACCTTCCATACCACCTTCTGTGGGCATTGCTGGCATAGGCTCTCCGCCTATACGTCCATCTGCATCCATTTGAGATAGACCCATCTTAGCCTCATTACGCATGTCTTCGAAGACCTTCACACCAAAGTAACGAACGACATCTGCAGGTACAACATATTCACCTTCACTAAGTCTAGCGTCTATATCATCACGCACTTCTTCAGGTAAAGATCCCGGAGGAACTTCGTTTCCGCTTACTGGGTCTACTTCATTAGATCCACCAGTTAATGCCATTTCCATTTGTCTGCTCATTGAGTTGCTCCTTGGGGTTTCTTCTGTTGCTAGGCCGCCGATAGCGAAACCCAATTTTGTTTTTAGTTTATTCCATAAGTTAGGCTGTTCGAAGTCTTGACCATATCTTTTCATTCTACCAGCTTCTTCTTCTGCTAGTTCTGACATGACTTGTTCGGGCTTATAGCCTCTCTCTTCTAATAGAGTATTTGATAGTTCAAATATAGGAGTAATAGATTGGTATATAGACGTAACGTCTGTATCATTTAAATTGCTAACATGCCTATATCTATGTTTGTGTTGATCTTTATGTCTATGACCTCTACTTTCAAGCATAGCCTCTAGTAAAACATGTTCTACATCAGGCTGATCATAGTGTAATACAAAAGCGGCTTCTTCCCCTATTATTTTAGATGCATCCTCTTCAGGGTAGGCTAAACGTAATTCTTCTAAGCCTCTATGCATAAGTTCATGTACAGGAGCTAGAGAGTCTTCAGGCCCTTTTACGCCAGAAAAAGCAATATCATTTATCTCTAAAGTATCTTGCTCTGGGTAATTATCTGACATGTGCTTTCCTGCACCTTCACCCTCAAAATAACCTCCCTCTTTATCGTCTCTACTAGGGTAGTAAAGACCTGTATAATTCATCGGGTCTTCATCAATAAGTTTAAATGTATTACCTTTAATAAGACCTAACATAGATACAGGATTAGCCGTCCTAGCAATATCTAACTTTACAGTCTCTCCATTTAATTTATATTGACTCTCCATAAAGTCAGGTACGGTACGAGGTTCATCACTCATAAGATCTTTAGGTCTAGGTTTAGGTCTACCTCTTGTATTAATAAACTCAAGAGTGCTACCGTCTTTCTGTCTTTCTTTAGGTATACCTAATCCTTCAGGTCTTAGTTTAGGAGTTGCCATTTACTTCATCCCTTAAGTATTTAAGTTTTCGTAGTCCTGCTATCTCGCCTTGACAACGAAACATTTCATCTGTAGTTGTAACTTGTTCCATCTTCTTGTGTGTCTGAGCTATCTTAGCATCAAGAGTTTCACAGAAAGAATCCCATAAGGGTTTGTCGTTTACTAGTTTCTTTATTTGCATTATGAGGGTCTTTGCATTAAGCCGGGCTTCTTAACTAAGCCACCTTCGTTGAAGCGAGGTACAAGATTATCTAGGTCTAACTCTGTTATATCTATTTCAAAACCTACTTCAGTGCGTTTATCTTTTGATGGCAAGTATGCGGAATAGTAAGGAAGTTCTCTTTCTCCTGTCTTAATTGTACCACTAGGATACTCATTCTGAAAGGATTTTAAGGCTTTCTTAAAAGCTATATTGTAGGTTTCATTAAATACCTTTGCTCCCTCATCTTTAGAAGAAGCACGTAAATCATCTACTCTAGGATCTCTAAGTCTTTTTACGGGAGGCATTACTATTTTATTTATGCCGTTCTTTTTAGCTAAGATAAATGTAGCCTGTAATAAATTTCGTATATAATCTTTATTTTTCTTTAATGGCAGATCTTTAACGTTACTGTTCTTTTGTAACATATCACTTTGAAGCTCTTCTATTAAATAATATTGATCATCTTGAGTAGCATAATGACCTATCCTAGCATGAGCTATAGTATTATTAGAGTGGTGTGTTTTTAAGTCTATCTTTTTAGATTTGTTTGTATTGCGCTCTAGATCTAATGTTATTTCAAAATAACCATACTCAGGATTAAACAAAGTATTTATATCTTGCCTCTGCATATTTTGATATTGAACTGATCCTACATTTGCTTCTATAGTAAAACCTTTATCGTAAGCCGCATCTTGAGCTTGCTCTCTAGTATACTTTTTATTAGGCTCTAAAAAATCTCCTGTATAATCTAACTCACCTTTACTCATCTTAGGAGCACGTTTACGCACAAAAGCATTTATGTTTTTACCTAGAGTCCCTTTTTCGGATATAGGTGCTTCGTCAAGAGCAGACATTAAAGGGCTATAAAAAGTTGTTAAATTTGTCTTGTTAGAATAGGTTGTCTTTGTTCCATCTAAATCTCCATACACCAAGTCTACATAATCAGGATCATCAGTGTCAAATATATCTTGCATATCATATAATGCATTAGGATTATCATCTCCATAGACATCATAAAACTCTTCAGCAGTAGGCATATCATTATCATCAGGTATATACTGACCTAAATCATCACCAAAGTCTTGTTCATCTTCTAGTGTTTGTAAAGCCCTCATGTTAGTTTTAGACTTATCTTTAAACGCAGGGTTATACTTAGGGTTATCAGCTATACCTAAAGCAGAGCTTAACTCTTTAGCTATGAGTTTACTGAGTGCTCCCATTACTGTACGTTCCCACTAAATCCCGGCTCTCCGGGCGTAGCCGCCGCACCTACACCTATGTTACCACCGCCGCCACCAGTCATATCTTGTGGGCCTGTAGGAGCTTGTCCTTGAGGTGCTGTAGGTGGTGCATTTGGATCAGTAGGCTCAGGAGGAGCTTGGAAGCCTTTAAGTATCTCAGCCTGTATTGCCGCATCATCCATAGAGTTTGTCACCTTGTCAGGATCTAAGTCCATGCTTATAGCAATCTCACGAATGATATAGTCCATCTTAGCAAACGGAGCTAGAGTAGGATTCTGTGCAACTTGTAAGAATTGCATTAGTCGTTGTGATCTGACTTCGTTAGCCATGAGAGAAGCAGTACCTTGAGCCTTTACGTCTAAGTCACCCTTGATGCTAGGATCATAGTCGAACTGCATATTAAAACTAAAGAAAGCTTTGCCTAAAGGATTCAATAGGTAATCATCTACGTTCTTAATAACTGTACGAATAGAACCGTTAGCCGCTGACATAAGCATAGAGATACCTGAAGCTGTACGACCTACACCAGACACACCTGTTTGACCGTGAGCAAAGCTAGGGAATCCTGTTGATTCGTCTGACAATACTCTTGCCTTATCGAACAACTGCATGTTCTCACCTGAGACGTTAGGGAACTTAGTGCCAAAGATAGCTTGACCCGGAGCACCACCCTGTCTCCTAAAGACTTTGCCCGGATATACCGATAGGTCTTGTCCCGGAACTAAGTTAGTCTCGTCTACTTCAATCAGTAAGTTACCTGATAGTACAGCATTATCAACAGCCATACGCATGAAGCCATTCATTAATGTCTGGGTGTCATCCATGTTCTCTGCAATACCTACGCCAAAGAAGCTGTAAGGATTGATCTCGTAAGGCACGGCATAGTAAGGTATAAGAGCAGGTTTAAAAGGATTCATAACCATACGAATAACTTGACCGTTACACGACCATAGGTTTACGTTTATTTGTTCTGAATCTTTTAACTCACTAGGAATCTTAAGGTCATGATCTTCTAGTACTTCACGATCAACAAAACCCCAGAACTCTTTTACTTCATAGCGTTCTGCTTTAGAGCCTTGCTCATCGTCCTCCATGACTTGCTCCCACCACTTCTTCTCGTAGGACTCACCTAACTTAATAGCTGTGTCTATAGAGTTGTCACGGAAGAAAGGACGACCTTTGAGTGCTCTTAGTTGTGAGCGTGACATCTTGTGTCTTTCGATTATGTACTCAGCTTCATCCATGTTAGCCGCATCAGGGTCAGGATAGAAGTCCCATATAGAAACGTTACTCGTAGATGGTACAGTCTTGATTACAGGATCGTAGTTACCTTCGTCATCCCAACGAGGGTACTCTTTGTTTGTAGCGAATGGGCCTTTCATTATACCTGTACCGAATAAGGCACATTCAAATGCGGCTAAGCGAAGCTGTTTGTTAGCTCCGCTTTCTTCTAACTGATCATGTATCTTTTTCTGCATCTTCTTAGCGGCAACTTGTGCAGGACGCACTGTTACAGTAGAAGGAGTAGTTCCCGGCCCTTCAACTAGTTTATCCATTACAGGCTCTAGTTTGTTAGCCATACCACCTAGACGTTCCGACAACTGTTGCATTGTCTCGCCCGGTTGTAGTCTAGACTCTTCTGTAGAGAAAGGAGCAAAGGTTTGTTTTAGTTCGTCTGTAGCTTCATCAGCCGCAGGATCTAAGTTAAAGTGTACAGAGTCAGCTACACCTTCAGGTAAAGTAGTAGGATCTACATTAATAGGAAACTTATTGTTACCGAATAGTACATCTACTATCTGCCCGTAAGCGGCTAGAGTTTTAGTCTTAGTTACTTTTACGAATACACGAGATCTTTCAGCTTCAGTGAACTGTACATCAGGACTATATAAGCCTCTGTAATTCCTGTAGGACTTCATCCATCTGTCTTCGTCTACACGTCTTGCATCTTCAGCTTTAGTGAAACGTTCGTTTATAAAACCTATAATATTACCTACAGAAGGATCAGATTCTAACTCTTTCTCCTTTACATCTTCAATGTATGAAGAATCCGCAGATTCAATATTCTCTTCGTAGTCGTCTTCAAAATCACTAGGGTTCATACTTAATATCCAAATGTAGGATCAGACGATTGGAAGCCTGATCTTGATGTTGCAGGGTCATAGTCAAATAAAGAACTACGAGGTCTGGTCATTATACCATATCTTAAAGCGTCATACAGGTGATCTTCAGCGTGTGTATCAACGTCTTCGGGGTTTCGTTTATCTAGTGGTATGCTAGGTAGCTGAGCTACAAGGTTAGTACAATTATTAAATATCACTAGTCTAGGTTGTTCAGTAAACTCATCTATCTGTAAGCGTCTATGTATTTCGTTCTTACCGGCTATACGTGAGCCTTTAGATCTGTCTGAAGGCCGCCACCTACAACCTTTCATTATCATTTGCTCTGCAAGGCTAGGCCCTGTATCGCCTCGTTTGTGCCACAAGGATGAGTCTAATACGCCATACCTTATAGTACCATCATCTGACTCAGCATCTAATATCATATCTGCTAAGTCTGTAGCTGTAACCTTAGAGCAATACATCTCTCTATAAACAACTAACTGTTCGTCTGGTGCTACAGCAAACCATACAACACCCGTATAACTACCGTAACCATAATCGCAAGCCCTAAACTTAGCCCAACTATTAGGTATATCGTAAGGGGCTACTACGTGTACCTTTCGGTTAAACTCAGGGAAAGCCGCACCCTCATTGATATCCCAGTCACCCTCTAGTAACTGCTTACGCTGATGCTCTGGTAAAGATAGAAGCATGGCTTCGTAGTCTCCACTATCAGCTAAGTAAGGATTGTCAAACAAACTAGCAGGAATAAACTTACGTTTGAATAACGGTTCACCTTCTTTACTGTGGCCTTTAGGATAAGAAAGAGTTTCACCTGTTTCTATATCTGTAGCCCAAAAAGGTTTGTTAGGTGTAGAAGGATCAATAAACATCTTCTTGACCCAAGCATGTCCCGGCCCTCCGGGGTTTGTGGTAGCCCTCATGTACAAACCTAATTCAGGTGATGCACTACGTAAACGTGAACGCATATAATTCCACGCATAGGGACTGTTCCATTGAGTCAACTCATCGAAAGCTACATAATTAAACGCCTGTCCTTGGTAACGCATAACGTCTGTGTCTTTATCCAAGTAAGACATCCATAATCTACCGCCTTGAGGTGTAGTCCATTGAGACTTTCTCTCTGACCACTTAATACCCGGAATAGCTTTAGGGTACAACTCTTGGCTTTTCTGTATAAGCTCACGTAACTCTTCTGTAGTGTGGCGTACAAGTAGGCCACTAAAGTCTTTATGGTTTAGGTTACGAAGAGGATCTGCTAGTGTGGCATAGCTCTTCCCTCCTCCGGCTGCCCCTCCATATAGTACCTCTCTTTCACTAGCCGCTAGATATTGTGTCTGTGGGCCGGGATTGGGTTGAAATACTACGTCTTGGGCATACTCTACATCGAATGGGGCTGGTGCTACTTGCGCTGGTACAGTGTGTACAGGCTCTTGCTCAACTATCTTCGTCGTAGGTGTAGTAACCGAGTCTTTCTTTTTCGAGGGCTTCGTACTGCGCTTTCGTTTCTTCGAGCCAGAGGGCAAGCTTGCGTTTAATTTTAGCAAGTGACTTACGTTTTCTTTCGACATCTATACGCTTCTTAAGTCCATCATGAGTTATTTTTCTACCCGACTGTGTGGTTAACCAAGCAGATACTTCTCGGTAACTGTATTGCTTTAAGTGTTTCTTTGCAAGTTCTAATAACTCTAACTCTGTAGCAATAGGTTCTAACCATCTATCATCCTCTGAGTCTATACGGTAGCCAAAGGGTACAGTTCGTTTAGATAATCGTGGGATTCGTTCCCATCTTTTAATATGAGAGGGCTTTGGTAGCATCCAATAGCCCAATTCAGTTTTCTGAAAGTCAGTCTTATGTTTCATCGCCTTGTGAGGAATCCTTTGGTGGTAATATAAATAGACCTCCGCTAGACTCTACTGCAACTTTCTCGGTCTTCACTAAGCCAGAACGATCAAGAACTTGACCTGCAGCTATCATCCTTTCCTTAACGCCTAACTGTGTAGGGTCATCTAAAGCTGAGCCATAAGCTATAGCCGCCTTAGGCCCTAACCTAGACATATACTCTTTAGTAGCATCAAAGATTTCATCCTTTAGTGCTGACGTAATAGATCTAGTAGGCGTTGTATCACTATAACCTGCTAATCGCTTAGCCATAGCCGCATCTCCGGAAGCCTCTTCAAATAAGACTTCCAGAAACTTTTGTTGGTTCTCTGTAAGATTACGAGCCATTCATTCTCCGTCTGATATCATATCTTGCGATACCTATATCTTTTAATTCTCTATCTGTTAGATGTGTAAGTAACCACAAATCAGCCCTAGCTTGTTGTGATCTTTGTATTGAGTCGTGTAAGGCTTTAAGCCATTTAGAAAATGTTTTAAACATATTAGTTCTCCAGTGTGATACTACAAGACATTTGTAGCTTACCGGAAACTAGTTATACATATATAGTTATATCATACTACACACAATAATGCAACCCCGTTATGCCCTATCGGTTAGGACTATAAAATTCTCTACAAGACACTAAGACTTCCATAGTATTAGCTGTTTCACCATAGGCAACAATTTTATCTCCTGCATGAAGATGTAATACACCAGCACCAAATACATTTTCTGCTGAGTTACCTGCTATAGTATGATTCTTTAATACATAATGATAAGTGGTATCGTCTTGATGATAAAACTGTAAGTATATTTTTTTAGATGAGTTATTGTTATTAGCTACATGAAGTAAGTCCACTGTTGCATCATGTAATGCAGGGCATGTATACACAAGAGTAGCGTTAGCACCTGTAGTAGTAGATGCTATCGTTACTGCTTCTGTAGCTGTGGAGTAAGCTGTTTCAACCATTTATTTTTTATTTCCTATAGTCTTAGTTGTCCAAGCTTCATTCTCAGGGGTTGTAGGGTCATCCTTTACGAAATGCCCCGACTTAGTTCGAGCACGTACTTTTTTAGTTACGACAGAAGATAGTATCTCTTGTACCTTAGAATCAGTACACCAGTAAGAACCATAAGGATCTGAAGCAGCGAGTACATCACCCATTTTAGTAGTGACGTTTTCAGAAGTTACTATATAACCACACTCCTCTAAAGGATCTTTATAGTCCTCAAAGTTCATTGTTTATTTATCCTTTATAAGATGCACCGCATTTAGCCATGCCACCTTTGTTATAACCCATTTTCTTAGCCACTTTAGGTGCGGCTTTCTTTAAGGCCTTCATACCTTTAGTCATACCGCCGTGCTTATAGCCTGACTTCTTCTTCATGTCTGAATCCTTCATCATCGTACCATCAGGCATTTTATGATAACCTTTTTTCATTGTGAGTCCACCCTTTGATGCTCTATACTTTGCAGTCTTCTCTGCAATTTTCTTTGGTTGTTTTACGAATTGTTTTCCTGCCGCTGTGCCTTTACGCTTAGCCGCAGTAGTAGCCGCATACTCTGATGCAGTTAAAGCTTCTCTTGCTTTCTTCGGAAGATAACGTTCTCCTGTCTTACCACTGGGTTTTCCACTCTTAGTTCCCCAATCTTCTTTCGTCCACTTCTTGAGTGATTTCTGTGGGGCTTTCATGACTTCTTGTAACCTCCACCTGCCGCTTTATATTGTTTAGCTAACATCTGAGCCTTACGTGCAGACCATTGACCTGCATTACCACCGCTAGTTCCTGCTTTAATTTTATTGAACAAGTTCTTACGCATCGTAGGCTTAGTGTAGTTACCTGCTTGGTTTACTTTTGATTTAGGTTTAGTCATTACCACTTAGCCTTATCTGCCCAGTAAGCCGCTGACATTTTGCCTTTCTTTATATTCTTGGCATGTCTAGCTTTAAAAGATGCTCTCTTCTTTTTCATCTTATCTGACTCACCTGCTTTAGGTTTACCTGCAGTTTTAGCTCCTTGCTCACCAAACCTAATTAGTTTTATCTTAGTGCCTTCTTTAGCTAATACTGCGTGAGACTTCTTAGGGTGTCCCGGAGTACGTTTAGGTTTATTGTAACCTGAAAACTTTTCGCCTCTGTAATCTACCATTATATCATCTTCAATGCTTGCTCTAGTGTTTCTTTGTTTCGCCTAGTCCAGCCACGACCAAATGTCTTGAACGTATCTAAGCCTTCATAGAAGCCTTGCCTTACGTGATATACGTAATCAATAATATACTTAGGGTCTTTCTCTAATATAAGACCTAATGTCTGTGGCCCTATAGCTCCATCCGCTGTAGCTCCTACTGCTCGTTGAATAGCTTTAGCTGGTCTACCTGAACCTGAGTTAACTGCCCAATCAAACGCACACCAATCTACACCGGAAGGTAAATGGTCACCCTTTACTCTATCCCAATAGTTCTTCTTGTAGATCGGGCCTACATCGTCTGGCGTTAAGTCACGCATCTCTTCTTCGGTAGACTCTCGGCCTATCCATTCGTCGTATACTCTCTTAGTTACACCAAGATTAGTCATGCCACCGGGGTCTTTGGGGTGATTTACGAATCCTCCCTCGTGTTCCAGTAACATGTGTAGGCATTCATCAAAGTTCTGTTTCATTATTTCTTCCCGAAGTATTTACTTACACCACGCATACCAATACTGGCACTAACGATCCCACCCAAAGAGTATTGATACCAATCTGGCATAATCTCTAGGGCAGTAAACCCTGCTTGTACGATCTGATTGCCCCAATCACCACAGAATGCTAGGATTAACGGGATACTAAACAATAAAGTTATCCATTCGTCCTTCCAACTGTTCTCTGTAGCTTTCATAGCCGCTATATCCCAGTCAATCTCACCGGTGGCTATCTTCATCTTAGTTTCAGCTTCAGCTTTCTTAACTGCAGTCTTGCCTTCTATCATTGTACCAGCAAGATTAGCTACTTGACCGATTAAGTTTAAGCCCATCATCCGTTGTTCCCCTTAACTTCCTTCTTGCTCATGTTAGTTACCCCAAAGAATACACCAACTATACCAGCTACAGATAAAAAGTAGATAGATGCCATAGATCCTATAATGTCTGCGGCTTGTTCTGCTCCTACAATGCTACAAAGTAACACTAAGAAAGGATAAGCTAACATTCCAACTAAGCAGAACCACGCCATACGCCGTTGTGCGTCTCTTTGGCTGTCTTCATCGTCTAATCGCCTACGTCTGTCTTCTAGTTCTAAAGCTTCCCACTCAGATTTGTCTATAGTGCCGCTTTTGTCTACGTCAACTTCATCAAAACTAGTCATTCTTCCCAGTCTCTCTTCCTGTTTGGATCTAGTACGTCTCTTTTGTTTAACATACCCTCTAGATACATAGCTCGTTCTACTCTGTCTAAAGTATACCTTACTCCGGTGTCACTCTCGATGGCAGTACGGACATAAAATACGTCACTCTTGGGGATATGAACACGATATAATGCACGAGAGTCCTTGTTAGCTAACGCATCGTAGAACTCTTCAAGTACATTTTCACTTGCATATAGTTTTATTCGTTTTGTCATTATTGTCAATACATATTTAAAGTAAAATTGTACCGCAAACTAAATGAAAGTTTATACTACTATCAAGAGGGAGGAGACAAATGAGGAGACTTAACAATAATACAAGTCTATCAAGTAGTCTACGGTACTTTAGTTACACTTAGAGTTATAACTTCTTTAACAGTTAAGTCGTTTAATGTCTTAACCTTGTACAAATTATTATATACTACTCTAAATATGGTGTCAACACCTAAGTTTAACTATACGTGACACTTTTCCTAAGTCCAAGAACTAATATGCAACAATGTTAGTTAAACTTTATAGTAAGATATTTTTTTATTGTAACTTTATATTGTAACTTATAGTTTAACTACGCTTCCCTGCGGTCAGTTATAACCATTTTTGTGCCTATGTCAACCCCCTCTTCACGAAATATTACAGTTTGTAACACTTTGTGTACAGCTTTTGCCATTCTAAAATCCACTTCTGTGTAGGAGTACATATACGTATACGGGTGGATGGGGGGTGGCCCTCGCCGGGGTAGGCATGATAAGGCATGATATGTGCTATAAGGCGTGCTTGCTAGGCTTAAGCCCTTGAAAACGTTACACTTTTATACGGATTATCTATCCGGATATGCCTATAATGCCCAGATTATGCATGACATTAGGCAGGAGGACACAAAAAGCAAAGCTTCATGCACTAAACCCCTACCCCTCTTTTAGAGGGACAAAATAGCCTACCCCATAGTCCCAAAAATCAGGCCGTTGTCGGACGATCCGACCACTCTCCGCTTTTCCTTGCGCATAATGCACACCAAAAGTTGTTGACAATTTGTTTGGCATCTGTCCTATTGGTCTCATCAAATCGGCAATCAAGCCAACTACAATCGGAGATTGATATGACTAATGTAACGAAGTTAAAAGCACAAATCGAAGTTTCAGGTACAGTGAAACTGGGTAAAAGTACCTTCAGTATAACTGAAGCTCTTGATCATGGCGCAAAGATCTATGACAAGTTATACTTGTTGCAAGAGCAACAACTGGACTACTACAGAGAATTGGGTAACATACTGTTACAAGTTCGTAGTTTGCATAAAGATAATATATCTTTCGGTAAGGCTATAGCCTCTTCAGCTTTAGCTGGAATATCAAAGCAAGACAGATCAGATACGATCTTCATCGCCGCTAACTGGATCAAGATCCAGAAGTTAAACAAGAACGGTCTCTTCGATACTCTAGGAGTATCAGCCATCAGAAAGAGGGTCAAAGCTTCAGACCAACCCAAGACTAAGGTTGGTTCAGCAGGTAATGTTTCCAAAGGAAAGAAAGCCTCAACAGCTAAAGCTGAACCGAAGCAAGACAATAGCAAAGCTATACCGAAACCTAAGACTGAACTTGACCTAGCAAAGCTAGTACATCAGATCATGACCGAGGCAGGGTTTAGCAAAGCTACCTTCACTAAAGAGCTTACAAAGCTCTACAAGAAATCATAACTTAAGCCCTTCGAAGCTTACTTCACATCTTATTGCAAGCCCTACGGGGCTTGTTTTTGTTTGTAATACAAACAGTAAAACGTTGTCGGATCGTCCGACGACGACTTAACGTAGTTAAATAGGAGATTAAAATGCGAATAGGAGATGAACAATTTGTTCAAGACATGGGGTCTATCTTTGATCACATCAAAGCAGGATTTTATAGGATTACTGGAGAGCCAGATGAAAGCTTTGAAAAGTACAAGTATCACTATAATTATAAATGCTTTGATGCTTTCTTCTTAGGTGTGAAGTATGGCCTACGTGATGTGATGACATTTGACATAGAGGCAGGTGCTTACAAGCATTGGAAAGACAATGAAGAGTATTACAAAGAGCATGGCGTTTACAAAGAAGCCTTCCCTCGCTTCATTAAATATAAGGATCTATCATGACGTATGGGGTGTCAAAACGTGACCGACTAGCCAGACGTGGCGACAAGCGATGGCGTAGCACATGGCATAGGCAGATGTTGTCGATGAACAGAACCAGAGCCATTGACAAACGAGATGGGATCGGCCTTGATAGTAAGACAAATATTAAATCGTTGTCGGATCGTCCGACGACACTAACAACGGAGACTAATAATGAATAACCCTATTGAACCAACTGGATTGGTACACACACCAGATAGCATGGAAGATTTTATAGCTATCATAGATAGGCTGAATACGGAAGAAAGAATTGTCGCTTACACATATTCTATGATGGCTTGGAACTTGGCTTGTAGAATAACTATGGAACACTTAAAGGAGATGCAGAATGGCTAAGAATTTACTAGGAAAATCACGCACTAAAGAGAACCCTTATGCTATATGGCAGGGCTTCGGTGCATTCGGTGACACTGAGGTACGATTGCTTAAGACGTACCAAACACCGGCTAATGAAGAGAAGAACCGATTCGCTAGATGGTTTGTGGCTGTTAAGTCTGACCATACGTATGGATCTTTTGACATGGGTGATAGCTATATACGTGAGGTGTTAAGAAATATGACACTCAAGCAAGCTGACCCTTTGTTCGAAGAACAGTACGGCATTACTGTACCTGATGGGGTAGAACTAACTGAATGGGTTTAGTATAACTAATCGTTGTCGGATCGTCCGACGACGGTGACACAAACAATAGGAGAATACAAAATGACTAATTATAAATTAACTGTAGAAGATGGGTCAATATATAAATGGAGTGATGATACTGAAGGTTATGACGAACATTATTATAACACTCACGGTTTCACATTAGGACACTTTGAAACTATTGACCTTGCCAAAGCAGAACTAGAAGAATTCTTAGGTAGTACCCCTGATTATGAAGCATATGAAGATTATAACTATGTAGATTGTGACAGGCTAGAAGATAAAAACGGCAATAAAGATAAAGATGGTGATTACCTTGGGATGTATACTGTAGTTCTAGAAAAGATTACCTCTGTTTCATTTAGTAGTAAATGTAAAGGAGAATAACAAATGAAAGACACACACTTTACAGTAGAAGATCCCGGACGTGATGAGGTGCAAGCAGTGTTCCTCAAAGCGGCACTCAAGATGATACGTATTGGCCTCAAGCCGGCACGTCATCTGACTAAGACTAAACTAATGGCTAAAGCTTCACAGATTAGTGGCGTGAAGTACAAGCGTACCGAGATAGACAAAGCTATTGAGGACATGGAGACTATCATCAAGGATCACTTAGATCCAACTTTACCTGCAGGATATAGAGGAGATAACTAATGGGAAATAGAGCAACACTTGAAGTAATAAGCGACAACTACACAGGCAAGGAATCAGAGTGCTACATATACCTACACTGGAATGGTAGCCCCAACACTGTGACACAACTCGTAAGAGGTGCATCATCTAAAATGCGTAAGTCTGATGTTAGCTATGCTACAGCTAGACTGATAGCTCACATCTGTAGCAAGGTGGAAGGTGGTCTGTCTGTAGGTGTACGTCCTGCTATGGAGAAGTACAAAGAAGAGTGGGACAACGGACACTACATCATAGACATAAGCAATGGTCACATCAAGAATGATGGTAGGGTTGTAGCTAGAAACATAGAGTTCGGTAACTTCTAGCATGGAACACGTAGTAGAAGTATGCCCTACCTGTATCAAGAAGATGAAGGTGTATGAGACACGAGAACACTTAACTAGGAATGGCATTCTAACGAGGCGACGAAGCCGCAGATGTTTGGAGTGCGACTACAGGAGTACAACGGTAGAGATACCGGAGTACTTCTTGTACCATTACTTAAAAGAAATAGGAGAAGAGAAATGATTAAACCATTAGACGTAGAGATATTAATAGGCGGTCATGCATACACATGGAATGGTAAGGCTACCTTCAATGTATTCGAGAATGACCATAGGTTTAGGGAGAAGTACAACTGTGACTGCTTCACTATGCATGACGTAACAGGTTGGGATAAAGCTATGGAAGCTATACTTGACTATCACTGGACACACCATTGGCAGTAGGAGGGATTGACAAATGGGTACTATAGGTATTAAAAAGAAGAAAGAAGATCTTATTGAGCAAGCCATCATAGACTGGGTAGACAAGCAAGATCATTCTGTACTCAGACGCTTAGTAGCTGATGACATGTGGGAATATTATCGCAACGCTGATGATGCTACCCTCAAAGAATTTATATTTACATATAAGTAATCGTTGTCGGATCGTCCGACGACACAACAATGGAGACTATCACAATGTATCAACGTGACTGCACAATCATAACCGATCATAGCATATCATCACCAGATGGTTTGTATGACACAATAGAGTTTACTCTATGCACTATCAACATGCCCCTATCCAGAGTGCATACTCAACGTGCATCTATAAAGCAGGAAGGCATCCACTCTAAGTGGGTATCGAGTGCCAAAGCTAAGGGTATACTGTATGCCCAACAACATAAGCAGGAGCTACATGCCCTGATGGTAAACATCCGTGAGACTATGGGTGTGGACAGTGTGGATGCAGGTCAGGCTGTAGTAGATCTATTCATGCGGATACCATCCATAGGCATGGTCAAGGCAGGGTTCATAGCTCAGATGTGTGGCTTCAACGTGGCGTGTCTCGACAGGCACAACGTGCGTATGCTTGGCATGTCTGAGACTGCACTAAAAGTTAGCAAGACAATCAAGCCTGAGCTTAGGCTCAAGAAGATCCGTAAGTACATAGAGTTGTGTCAGGTGTCAGGTGCTAAGCACTGGTGGGATACGTGGTGTAACTTTGTAGCAGAGAAGGGTGGCATGAATGCTTCCCTACCTACAGGTGATGCGGTGTCAGCCTATCACGTAACAGCAATCATGGAGATATAATATGAAGATCGTAGATAAAGATGACGGTACACAAGAGATACAAACGTATGACATGTACATAGCAACCCAAGGTTTGAGAGAGGGCTATGAAGTATATGTAACGCATCCTCTCAGGCCATCATCAGATGACAGGGAGTGTGCTGATGACAGGCTATGGACTAAGGCAGATATAGTAGAGGCACAAAGCAATCTGTACATACTCAAGGAAGCAAAGGAGATTACTGATGACACACATAGCAACAACTAAATACGCTAGTCATATAGACACACGAGTATATCTATACTTAGGTGATGACGAGTGGGAGATAGACGTAGAAGAGATAGAGCTAGACCTCAAGACAGGCGAGATGCAAGGCATAGCCTTTGACTATGACAATACACAGAAGACTGCGTGGATAGGCGACATCGTATGCCGTAAAGCGTTAGCTAAATTTGAAGAGGAGAATGAACAATGAGTGATACAAGAAAAGCATATAGTGTTTGGGTAGATGGCAAGCAAGTAAATGACGATTGGTTAACATACCAAGAAGCATCAGACTTATCTGACAAATATGTTGAACATGGCTACTCGCCAATAATCGGTAATAGAGACTAGGAGAATGAATGATGTTGTTAAGAGAACTTACTAAAGCATTGGCTAAAGGTAAGAATGTGCGTTGGACTAATGATGGGTACAAGGTACATTGGGATAGTGATGTAATAGTCATTACCTATGAGAGCAATGGTTTTACAGGTGCTTTAGATACAAACGAGTTAAAGCATTGTTATATAAAGGAGAATGACTAATGGAAATGATAACACCAACAAATGAAGTGATGGTAAACTATCTCAACGAAGCGTTAGACGAGAAGATCTTCTACTTAGAGGACACGTACAACAGGGACTTTGGTAAAGCTATCATAGTTATGTATCATAAGATCTTAACACTTACTGATAAGCTATTGTATACGTTGTATAATTTACGGCAGTTAGATCTGTCACCTGAGTTATACAAGGATGTTATCTACGTAGTAGTAAGTGGAATGGAGGACTAACAGATGAAACGATCAGAGTTTTACGAGTGGCTTTACAATGGCGAGGCTTCCTTCATGGACATTGAGGATCACGGAGATGGTAACATAGTAGTATGCTTTTCTAACATAGAAGAGTCAGAGGAGGACGACGAAGATGACAGTTAATGAATTAATAATACACATGCTTAGGCATTATCAGCTAGACAACAGGGTGCTAGTACATACAGAAACTAATGGAGCACTACTATTCTGTGAGGCTGTAGCTATTCACCGGATTGACAAAGATACTATAGCCATAGTAGGTAAGAAGGGAGAGGATGATGAAGCTTAACTTAGACGTACAAGATAGACTAAGACTAGCTCATGCATCTGTATGCAAGGAGGAGAACAAAAGGATGCGTGAAGTATTCAACATGAGAACCTATAAAGAGGGTGATCAGTGGACACAACAAAAGAACAGACAAATAACCGGAGCTAAGGGTGGTAAACAGAATATCCTTAAGAGGTTATGGGTTAAAGAGAGGACAACAAGATGATTAAATTACACTTAACGAATAAGCATGGAGGTTCACCTCTAGATATGTATCTCGCAGGAAACTTTACTGTGTATCAAAGGATGAGCGAACACAGATCCAGAGCAAACGAGAATACTACTGTAATCATGGATGGACTACACAACAATGGAGGTTGGCACGTAGAAGAATCTATCGAGGAGGTTAATCGTATGATTAATGAGCAACTTGATTAAGTTACATGGAGTTGGCCCAGATAACATGCACTACAGCCACAACTATTTCGTGATACCTATAGCCTACGAAGACACAAAGGATCTCATACTCAACGTACACTACGCTAGACGTATGCCTTCCGTATCGTATGCCTTCGGTTTGTATAGAGGTATGGAAGGACTACAAGGTATATGTACCTTCGGCTCACCTGCTTCACCTTGGTTGTGCAAGGGTGTGTGTGGTGAGGAACACAAGTCTAAAGTATTAGAGCTTAACAGGGTAGTGCTAGTAAACAACAGGCCTAACGAGGCAAGCTTACTTGTAGCTAGATCTATTGCATTACTACCCAAGCCTAAGGTATTAGTAAGCTATGCTGATACAGCACACGATCATGTAGGCTACGTATACCAAGCAACCAATTGGTTATACACTGGTGCAACCAAGCCTCGCACTGACATAGCTACAGTGAATGGCAAACATCCTAGACACCATGCAGGTGACAGGAGTAAGCGTGTCTACAGATCAGCTAAGCATCGCTATGTGTACATGCATGGCAACAAGAAAGACAAAAGATTATTAACCAAGTGCCTACGTTATGGCACTGAAGCATACCCAAAGAAGGAGATTATACAATGAGTGGTGACAGAGTACCTGACTTAGATGAGAACGGTAAGTTCGTATGGTATGAGCCTAGCATACCGGAAGGCTTTACAGACATACGATTGTGGGACGTTGTGTTCACAGTACACGATGACGAGGGCAACCCAGTTGAGAGGCCTGATGGAGGCATAATGTTTTATACTGCACCCAAGCTAGACTTCGGTAGCTGTGAGAATGACGTAGAATTAGATGACCTAGTACAAGAGGAGTATTGATATGAAGAACAAACCTTATTACAAAAGTAAACCAGTAACAGTACAAGCACGTAAAGACAGACGTGACGACATCATAGCTAAGATAGCTACAATTATATTTGTAGGCTTTGCTTTCATCGGCATGGGATATATCTTTTCCCTTGCTATATTTTCACTATCCAAATTGTTTTAAGAGGAGACAAGCACATGACTAAATACAATCTATGCGTAACATACAACGACAAGCTATGTAGGATCACTACATGTAAGACACCTCAGGGTGCTAACCTAATGCTACAAATACTACAACGAGTGTACCCTAAGTATGACTTTGAGATATCAGAGAAGTCAGTACGTACAGATCTATCCAACATGGATTCAGAACTACAACAAGATTTACGACACGTACTACTCAACCCTTACGAAACCAGAGGCACTGAGTCTCGCTTCGTTGTAATAGATGGAGGTGTATGATGCCTATCAGTACAACACTAGAACTTAGATTACTTAAGATGGTAAAGCAAAGCTTTGCTCGTTCAGACATGAGTGACGATACAGAAATGAAACAACTACTTAAAGACATAGAAGTTAACCTAAAGGAGAATAACAAATGAAGAATCATACACGACCAGAAAAGAAGTTTAGCCAGAAGAGATACATAACCTTAACAAAGGATGATACAGTAAAGGTTTTAGATTTGTATAACGCAATCAACAACATGTTGAATGACGTAGGCGAGACACTAGATGTAGATCTCAGTGCACTAAGAGACATTAGACACAAGAGCAATGAGATAGACCACCTCTTTAACTTCAGAGCTAAGGTTCAAGATAACGGGGACGTATGGAGTTGGGCTGATAGTGTACTACCAGATGATGACAAGGCGTATTACTACCATGAGACAGACTAATAGTGCTTATATGGTTTGAGACATTAGTAAAATGGGTAGTAATACTAATAGTACTATATGTACTCTTCGGAGTAGGTAGTGGTATACTTTAGAAAGGAGAACGAATGGAACTTAAACCCAGTAATACTATTGAGTATGCGTGTGAATACTACATGCGAACACCTAAGTATTCTGCTTTAAGTCAGCGTAGCAAGTATGACTATGATTTAAATCTGCGTCATGCTTGCGCTACCAAGGTGCAGAACAATAAAGCTATAGGTAACATCAAACTAAAAGACCTGAAGTTTAAACATATAACATTAGGTTATGATACTTGGTTAGAGAGTAAGGGTGTACGTCAGGCTAACTACATAGCTACATGTCTAGGTATCGTATTCAATACAGCGATACGACACGAGGCATTGCTTAGTAATCCTGTATCCTTACTTCAACGTACCAAGGAGAAGAAACGTAAAGTTAAATGGACTCAAGAAGAAGTGACATCTTTCTTAGATACAGCTTACAGTAACTGGGAATGGCGTAGCATTGGGTTGATTGTACACATGGCATACGAGTGGGCGCAACGTGTAGGTGACATGCGCCTACTTACATGGAACAACCTTGACTTAAAAGCACAACGCTTAGACTTAGAGCAAAGTAAACGTAGGGCTGATGTGCATCTACCTATCAGTGACACACTATGTAGTATGTTAGTGCAACAAGAGACTGACTTCGGCTTCCAACCTTACGTAGCACCTCGCCCTGAGCCTTACAATGGTGTCTACACAGCGTATCATTCAACTGACATACACAGGTTAGTGAATGAAGTTAAAGAGGAAGCTAAGCTATCTAAAGATCTGACTGCATTAGACTTGCGTAGGACAGGTATAACTGAGATGGTTGAGGCAGGTGTAGATACACTAGGTATCATGCAGGTTAGTGGACACAGTAATCCACAGAGTGTTAAGCCTTACTTAGTTAATACATTGAAGGGTGCAAGCAATGCACTGAACAAGAGGAGCAACAACAAATGAATATAAAAGAATTTGTAGATGGGCTATGTCTAGGTGAGGGTGAGACTACACGCATGTCTTGTCCTAACTGTCATGGTAACAACACATTCACGGCATCTAAGGATGGTGGTATCGTAGTGTACAACTGTTATAAGTTAGGGTGTGGTGTACGTGGTGCAGTTACTACAGGCATGACTGCCTTAGAGGTACGTAACCATATGCAAAATAGAGACATACCTATACGCAAAGAGTTAGAACCTATGGCCTACCCTGAGTATGTCGTTAACCCTACCTTAGAGCACACACTACTACACAAGTTCTGTAAGCGATGGGATCTAACCAACGAGGATGTATTGTATGACGTTAAAGATAGACGTGCAGTCTTTCCTATACATGATAAAGGTGTGGTAGTAGATGCAGTAGGCCGTGCCTTGGATGGAGCTATACCTAAGTGGTACAGGTACACAGGTAATGCCTCTGTATATAAACGTGTACTAGGTACACCCAATGGTGTATGCGTAGTAGTAGAGGATGTGATCAGTGCCGTAGCTGTAGCTCAGATATCTCCTAACACTACAGGCTTAGCTATCTTAGGTACGTCATTAGGTCTGGCACAGATGGAACACATTGGAGATTTCTATAAGGTTATCATAGGGTTAGACCCCGATGCTATGACGAAGACGTTAGCTTATAAGAGAGAAGTAGAAGCATGGACAGGTAAAACAGTTAAGGCATTGAGGCTTGACGACGACATAAAATATAAGTTAGACACAGATCAAGATAGATTAAAGGAGATGATAAATGATGGAACTCGCACTCATTAGGACTTTGATGAACAAAGAGTTCTACGATAACAACAAGGGTATACGATGCCCTGATGAGTTGTTCAGTAAAGATGTTCGCAAGATGAAGCAGACACTAGACTACGCTATGGCTACGTATGACCGTAGCCTGACTGCATCAGAGCTAGAGGCTTTGTTCTTTGCTAACAATAGCACCATGACTACTGCTACTAAGCAGGTGTACAATGACTTGTTTAAACGTGTAGCTCGTGAGCAACCTATGAACCAAGACATAGCTGATGAAGTATTGTCTAAGCTATTTCAACAGGTGTTAGGTAATCAGGTAGCTAACATAGGATTTGATTACGTCAATGGATCGCTTGATAGCCTTGAGCCTTTACGTAACTTAGTAAAGAAATATCAGGATGACTTCACACCTAACCTTAACATAGAGTTTGGTGATATAACTATAGACCATCTACTCAAGGCTAATGCTATACAGTCTCAATGGAAGTTTAATATACCTAGCCTATCACGACAGGTAGAAGGTATCAGTGGAGGTCACTTAGTTATAGTAGGTGCTAGACCTAACACAGGTAAGACAAGCTTCCATGCATCTCTGTTGGGTGCGCCTAATGGCTTTGCATCTCAGGGTGCTAAGTGTTTAATACTTTGTAATGAGGAATCATATGAACGTGTAGGTGCTAGGTATCTTAGTGCCGCATCAAGTTTATCTATGGAAGAGGTCAAGGGTAACTATGCCCTAGCCGCCACACGTTACGAGCCAGTACGAGAGCAGATCAATCTGTATGACAGTACCGGTAAGGATATGGCGTGGGTAGAGGCTATCATCAAAGCCTATCGCCCTGACATTGTTGTATTAGATATGGGAGATAAGTTTGCCGTTAAGAGTAGCGACAAGTCAGATGTGTACCTTAAGAATGCGGCTATTCATGCACGTAACATAGCTAAGCAATACAGTTGTGCTATCATATGGATGTCTCAGTTGTCTGCCGCCGCAGAAGGTATGGTCAACCCTGATCAGTCTATGCTTGAAGGATCTAAGACAGGCAAGGCGGCTGAGGCTGACTTGATGGTGTTGATATCTAAGAACCCTGTACTAGCTGACACGGCAGATGACGCAGATGATTCGCAAAGGTATTTAGTTATAGCTAAGAATAAGCTACAAGGAGGATGGCATGGTAAGATTACATGCACATTAGATGGAGCTAGGTCACAGTACTTAGCATAGAAAGGAGTAGACTATGGAATTAGTTCTTGATGTAGAGAACACAGTCACACACAGGGGTGGCAAGATGCACCTCGATCCTTTCGAGGCAAGCAACAAGTTAGTACAAGTAGGCGTACAGGAAGTTGTATCAGGTAAGCAAGCCATATATAACTTTGATCACGTTGAAGCTAATGACTATGATGGTAGTCAAGCTAAAGCACTACAAGATTATCTAGATAGAACAACACTACTAATCCTACACAATGGGCAACACGATATGCCTTGGCTATGGGAGAGTGGGTTCAAGTATGACGGTCTTATATATGATACCATGTTAGCTGAGTATGTACTGATGAGAGGCAATCACATTGAGATGACGTACACTGGGGCTTTCAAGAAGAAGTCACTGGCGTTAGGTGAGTGTGCGATAAGACGTAAGCTAGACTTCCAGAAGGATGACACTCTAAAGAAATACTTTAAGGATGGTTACAATACAAATGAGATACCTCTCAAGGAACTTACATATTACTTACAGTGTGATCTATCTACTACTCGTGCTTTGTATTTAGACATTGAGTCAGACTATGCTCAACCTGAGAGTGAATCATTACGTAACATAAGAGACATAACATTCAAGGTATGCTTGGCACTATCTCGTATGTATTCGTCAGGTATCAAGGTAGACTTGAAAGCCTTAGAAGAAGTACGTAAGCAGTTCGAAGAAGAGAAGGCAGAGATTGAAGGTAGGCTAAGCATCAAGGTACGTAACCTCATGGGTGACACACCTATCAATCTTAATAGCCCTGCTCAGATGTCAGAGGTTGTATACAGTAGGAGGCCTATCAATAAGAAAAGGTGGGTAGAACTGTTTGATCATGTCATGTCAGAAAGAGATTATAAGTTTAAAGTTAACGGTAACAGTACAATGATACGGAAGACTACAGCGTTCACCTGTCCTGAGTGTAAGGGTAAGGGTAGTGTGTACCGTATCAAGAAAGATGGTACTAAGTTTGCTAGGCCTAACAAGTGTAAGCCTTGCGAGGCTAGAGGCTATCAACTTAAGGAGACTAATCAGATGGCAGGGCTAGGCTTCATGCCTCCCTCAAAGAAGTGGGTAAGTGCTAACGGCTTTAGTACAGGCAAGGATAACTTGGATACTTTGATGGGTACTGCTAGAGCTAATGGTATGGACAGTGCGCTTGACTTCTTAGGAGATCTTAAACGTCTATCCGCTATTAGTAGCTACCTGTCTAGTTTTGTTGAGGGTATATCTGTATTCACAAAAGAGGATGGCTTCCTACACGTAGGTCTAACCCAACACATCACCAGTACAGGTAGGTTCTCAGGGCGTAACCCTAACATGCAGAACATGCCGAGAGGTGGTACGTTCCCTGTTAAGAAGGTGTTCGTGTCTCGATGGGAGGGTGGCTACGTTATGGAGGCTGACTTTGCTCAGCTAGAATTTCGTGTAGCCGCATTCTTATCTCAAGATTATACAGCCATGAAAGAGATAGCTACAGGTTTTGACGTACACAGTTACACTGCTAGGATTATCACAGAAGCAGGTCAACCTACCTCTAGGCAAGATGCTAAGGCACATACCTTTGCCCCTCTCTTCGGGGCTACAGGGTACGGTAGAAGCCCTTCTGAGGCGGCGTACTACAAACACTTCATTAAGAAGTACACAGGTATAGCGGCATGGCACAAGAGGTTAGGCGATGAGGCCATACGCTTTCAGAAGATTACTAACGTTGGTGGTAGGCAGTATGCTTTCCCTAACACAGAGAGAAGATCCAATGGTATGCCCACTAACTTCACCATGATAAAGAACTATCCGGTGCAAGGGTTTGCCACTGGTGATTGTGTACCTGTAGTACTACTAGAGTTAGAGGATAGGCTTATGTCTATGCGATCTAAGGTAGTCAACAGTGTGCATGATTCAATGGTGATAGACATACATCCATACGAGAAGGATCAGGTGATAGAGATCATCAATACCCTGAACATGGATCTGAATGAGATCATCTATAAGTATTATAAGGTTAAGATGAATGTACCCTTATTATTAGAAGCTAAGATAGGCCCGAATTGGCTTGACACAAAGGACGTTTGACGCTATAACTTAGCATCCCAGAAACCCTCATACATAAAGGAAAAGTTATGAGCACACAGTTACAAACATTAAACATAGAAGGAATGTCCTTATCGGAAGCTATGGGCATATCAACATCAACAGGCGGATCTCAATCCACACTGGCACGTATTAAACAAATACACTCAGCTATTACCGTAGAAGATTCAGAGGGAGACGAGAAGATCGTTGTGCCTATTGGGTCTTACCAAGTTACAATGCCTGACGGTGAAGTTGTATATAGTAAGACACTTACAATGAGATTATTCTCTCAGCGTATGCAATGGCAACGATGGGATGCAGGTGCAAACACTATGCACAAGACATTACTTTCGGGAAATCTGAATGTAGACTTGAAGGATACATCAGGCAGACATAATTGTGGTAGGCCATCAGGTTACATCAAAGACTTTAAAGCTTTACCAGAAGAAACAAAGTCAGTGATACGTGACGTAAAGCGTACAAAAGTTATGCTCGGTATGGTAAAGTTAGACAAACCTATTGATGAGCAAGGCAATGCAGTGAAGGGTCACGATGAAGAGATCCCATTCGTAATGGACTCAAGGAATACTGAGTCAAACAAAGCTATTGATTCCGCCTTAGCTCAGATCATGGCTAAGAAACTTACACCTGTAGAGCACACACTTAATCTAGGTAGTGCCAAGCGTGACATGAATAGTGGTGGCAAGTATGCTGTTATTGTTCCTTCGTTAGGTATAAAAGTTCCTTACCAACCAGAGGATAGTCATACACTAAAGTCTTTCCTTGATTGGATTACTAATACTAACACATGGGTAGAGAGTAAGCATGATGAAATAGTTAACTCATCTATGTCTTCTGAAGATGCAGAGTTAGTAGGATCTATCGTAGAAGTTAAAGAGTTCGAGGGATGATCCACCCTGCTGAGTTATCAGTACACTCTTTCTTACGTTCTGCTATAGAAGGTAAGGCATCTATGAGTGATGAAATAATAGAGCAGGTAGCCGCTGATGTGGTTACCTCTTTACACAAACAGTTCAATGGTGGCCCTCGTGACGCATTTAGATTACGTATGTCTAATATAGGTAAGCCTAGATGTCAGCTATGGTTTGCTAAGAATGATCCAGAGACTGAAGAAAACAAACCAACATCCTTCATGCTTAACATGTTGATGGGTGATTGGTCAGAGGCTATCTTCAAGGGGATACTACGTGCCTCTAAGGTAGACTTTAAAGACAACGACAACGTAACCTTAGATCTAGGTGATGTCTCTATCAAGGGTGAGTATGACATGATCCTAGACGACAAAGTAGATGACGTTAAATCTACTACGCCTTGGGGTTATGATAATAAGTTTACTGACTATAACACATTAAAGAATGCTGATGACTTCGGCTACGTAGCTCAACTTGTAGGTTATGCAAAAGCCTCAGGCAAAGAGGTAGGTGGTTGGTGGGTTATCAACAAAGTTAATGGTCAGTTCAAGTACGTACCTGCAGAAGAAGCAGATAGTGAAACAGTATTAGAAACTATAAAGGGTACGGTAGACTATATAAATAATGATGAGCCGTTTGCTAGATGCTTTGAACCAGAGGAAGAAACATACCGTAGAAAACCTAGTGGTAATATGAAGCTAAACAAAACTTGTAACTGGTGTGATCATAAAAAGAAATGTTGGCCTAATCTACAAGAAAGAGAATCTCTTGTAAGTCAAGCCGCCATAAAACCTGTCGTTAATTACACATACATAAAGGAAGAAACACAATGACAACTGTTACTTTAGATGAAGTAGAATATACTATTGAAGACTTTACAGATGAGGCAAAGAATGTCCTTAATCTTGTACAACATTTACAAAGGGTCACAGAAGGCCATCAGTTAAATGCACAGTGTACAGATGCTATGCTTAAAGTTAAGATAGCTGAACTCAAACAGTTATTGACAGGTGAGGAAGCACCGTCTGATGACTAGGTTTGCAAAGGGCTACAGACGTAGGCACAATGCTAGTAAATATAAGTCCGGCCTTGAGGAAGAGGCCGTTCTTTTTCTCAAGACTAGACAAAAGAAAGTACGTTACGAGAAACTAAAGATAGAATGGGAAGACCTACGCTATCGTACATACACACCAGACTTTGAGCTAGACAATGGTATCATAATAGAAACCAAAGGAAAGTTTGATCCTGATGACAGACGCAAGCATCTTGAAATAAAAAGACAACACCCAGAGCTAGACATACGCTTTGTATTTAGTAACGCTAAAGCTAAGATAAACAAAGGTGCTAAGCAAAGAAATTTTGAGTGGTGTGAGAAGAACGGATTCAAGTGGGCGCATAGAATTATTCCAGAAGAATGGTTGCAAGAGAAAGGACAATGTACTAAGTTAGATCGTATAGTCCTCAAGACAGAAAGAAGAAAGTAATATGCCCTACACATTAGACGATGATGAGATTGCCGTAATAATAAGACCTGCTTCCTCTAAGGATATAGAAGATTGGAATGGTAACGTGACTACAGGTATAGTAGTAGGTGATGATTTTTCACTACCGCAACATGTTCTAAGAGATCTCGTCCATGTAGCCAGTATGTTTACTTCAGCAATAGATGTTATGAACTACGACGATTATGTTTATGATACAGTAATGGATCACAGGCAACAGGTTCTCATGAATGAGATTGAAAACCAAGAAATAAAAGATGAGAATACAGGTGAAGTAATAAACTTTAATGAGTTTACTAAGACAAAGGGTAATGCATAATGGCTAAATGGAAAGACTTTTCTGTAATAAAAGAACAAGAAGTATTTGATCCAGTAGAAAGACCTGCTCACTACAATCAAGGTGGCATAGAGTGCATTGATTATATTAGACAAGTGCTAGGCTTAGAAGGATTCATTGCTTACTGCAAAGGTAACGTCACTAAGTACAACCACAGAGCTTCTTACAAAGGCAACCCTGTTGAAGATACACACAAGGCTCAGTGGTATATGAACCGTATGGTTGAGGCCATGAAGGAGAAGCATAAATGAGATGCTATCACTGTGAATCTGAGTTGATATGGGGTGGGGATGAAGATATAGTAGACGAAGAAGAGTGGTCTATGGTTACAAACCTTACCTGTCCTAGATGTCACTCAGATGTCTTAGTGTATTTACCTTGCGAGGATAGAGAAGATGACTCATAGAACATTTAGCATTTCGTTTTCTTTAAAGATAGATGAAGATAATAATATATTAGGATCACACGATGATTCACATATAGAAGACGTTTATGATTTGATTGTAGATACTTTCTATGATATAGACGATGTAATGATTAATAATTTAATAGTGAAGGAAAAGTTATGACTATAGGATTTAGGGAGTACCAAAAGAAAGCGGCAAGTTTTGCAATCTATCCTGCAACACACAAGGTATTATACCCTGCTCTAGGTCTTTGTGGTGAGGCAGGAGAGGTAGCCGACAAAGTTAAGAAGCAAGTACGTGATAATGTTTTTAATAGGCATGAAGTAGCTAAAGAACTAGGTGATGTAATGTGGTACGTAGCTGTTCTTGCTAACGATATAGGTTATAACTTAGATGAAATAGCAGATATAAATATAGAAAAACTTACAAGCCGCCAAGACAGAAACAAAATTAAAGGGTCAGGAGACAACAGATGAACAACACACTACCAACAGATTATCAATCATTCATACACAAGTCACGTTATGCACGTTGGCTTGATGATGAAGGGCGTAGAGAGACGTGGAGTGAGACAGTAGATCGCTACATGAAGAACTTAGTACGTCCAGCTTTAGGTGATAAGCCTAAGCAGATAGCTGAAATTGAACAAGCTATACTAGGACTAGAAGTAATGCCTTCTATGAGGGCATTGATGACAGCTGGTCCAGCTTTAGCTCGTGACAATACAGCAGGTTATAACTGTTCTTATCTAGCAGTAGATGATATCAAAGCATTTGATGAAGCTATGTTTATACTTCTTTGTGGTACAGGTGTTGGGTTCTCAGTTGAACGTCAGTCAGTACGTAAGCTACCTGAAGTACCTGAACTTATGTACGACAGTGAAACTACTATTGTAGTTAAGGATAGTAAAGAAGGTTGGGCTAAGTCACTACGTCAGATGATTGCTCTACTATATAGTGGTGAGATACCTAAGTGGGATGTGTCTAAGGTACGACCTGCAGGTGCAAAGCTAAAGACATTTGGTGGTAGAGCATCAGGTCCGATGCCTTTGATTGATCTGTTTAACTTTGTAATCAAGACATTCAAAGATGCTAAAGGACGTAAGCTATCGTCACTAGAGTGTCACGACATCATGTGTAAGATTGGTGAAGTAGTAGTGGTAGGTGGTGTTCGTAGATCAGCTATGATCTCACTATCTAATCTATCTGATGATCGTATGAGACATGCTAAGTCAGGTTCATGGTGGGACAATGATCCACAACGAGCATTGGCTAACAACTCTGTGTCATACACTGAGAAGCCTGACAGTCTATCATTTATGCGTGAGTGGATGGCATTAGTTGAGTCAGGTTCAGGTGAACGTGGTATCTTCAACAGGCAAGCATCTAAGAAACAAGCTGCTAAGAATGGTAGACGTGACCCTAACTTTGAGTTCGGAACTAATCCATGTAGCGAAATAATTTTACGGACTAATCAATTCTGTAATTTAACTGAGGTAGTTGTAAGAGCTACTGATAGTACAGAAGACTTAGAACGTAAGGTACGTATTGCTACTATCTTAGGTACAATACAATCATCATTTACTAAGTTCCCATACTTACGTAAGGCTTGGCAGAACAACACTGAAGAAGAAAGACTACTCGGTGTTTCTATGACAGGTATTATGGATAATCCATTAACAACAAAAGCTAACAAAGGACTGGAGAAAACTCTTGAGCACCTCAAACAAATCGCCGTTACTACTAATGCTAAGTGGGCTGAACGCCTTGATATCCCTGTCAGTACTGCTATCAGCTGTGTTAAACCAAGCGGTACTGTCAGCCAACTGGTTGACTCTAGCAGTGGCATACACGCTCGTCACTCAGCCTATTATATTCGCACTGTACGTGGAGACAACAAAGACCCGTTGACACAGTTCATGATGGATCAGGGTATACCTAATGAGCCAGACGTAATGAAGCCTGACCAGACTACCGTGTTTAGCTTCCCTATGAAAGCTCCAAAGGGTGCAACAGTTACTGCAGACATGTCAGCTATAGAACAGCTAGAGATGTGGTTAGCCTATCAAAGATCATGGTGTGAACATAAACCATCTGTTACTATCAATGTAAAGAACAACGAATGGTTTGAGGTAGGTGCATTCGTATACAAACACTTCGATGAAATGTCAGGTGTATCATTCCTACCATTCAATGAACACACATATCAGCAAGCACCTTATCAGGATGTAGATGAGAAGACATACTTAGAACTACTAGGGTCTATGCCTTCATCAATTGATTGGGATAAGCTATCTGAGTATGAACAAGAAGACAACACAGCAGGAAGTCAGACACTAGCATGTAGTGGAGATAGCTGTGAGATTGTAGATCTCGTTTAATGTGGATAGTAATAACTAGAAATCAATGTAACTTCTGTGATGCCTCGTTACAATTACTACGAGGTGTTGCAGGAAGTCAGGTAACAACATACAACGTACAATCATCTAGTAGCAAATGGTTACTAGCATTAATGAAGAAAGCAGGTTATACTACAGTACCACAAATATTTAAACCAGATGGCACTCATCTTGGGGGCTATACAGAACTAAAGGAATACCTAAGTGACAGCAGTAAGAAAACAGTTTAACCGTGCATTGTATGAGGCTTACGATAAGAAAGCTAAAGATACACTAGTTAAGATATTAGAATCAAAAGGTCATACTATAATTAATACCGAAGAAAACTATTTTGTTGATGTCGTCTCTCAGAAAGATGGATATACATACTTCAACGAGGCTGAAGTCAAAGTAGCTTGGAAGGAAGATTGGCCTACACATTGGACTGATATTCGTATCCCCGAACGTAAGCAACGCTTACTAGATAAGTATGAAGGTGTTAATGGTGTGCTAAACTTCTATGTCTTTCGTGAGGACATGAAGCAAGTATGGCGCATAAAGGATACACTACTCACTAAGGAAAGTTTAGCTGAAGCTAAGGGTAGATACATACAAAAGGGTGAGTTATTCTTTCACATCCCTTACACATCTGCGGAGTTAGTTATAGCATGAAAGAAATAACCGTATCCAAAGACATGGTTAATAAGGCTCGTGCTAAGGCTACTGAGATGGGCAGACTAAACAACAGTATCACAGGAGGTCAGGGTAGTGTCGCCGGATTCTTAGGCGAAGAAGTTGCTCGTCTTATAATGGGTGGTAGTGAAGAGAACACATACGACTACGACCTTAAGTTAGACAATGGTTACACTGTTGATGTAAAGACTAAACGAACTACTGTACCACCCAAGCGTTACTATGAGTGCTCAGTAGCTGAACTTAATACGAAACAGAAGTGTGACTACTATGCATTTGTACGTGTACATAAAGATCTACACACAGCGTGGTTCTTAGGTGTGTATCCTAAGAGTGCATATTATAAGGATGCTACTTACTTGAAGAAGGGTGATGTAGATCCTAGTAATAACTTCACTGTAAAGTCTAACTGTTATAACCTACCAATAAGTGCATTAGAAGATGCAGTAACCTAGAGAGAAAGCCTGTGAAACTAGAACAAGAAGCACAAGAACACATCAAGTCAAGACGAACAGCATTCCTGAATGTGTTGACTGATCATATGGAGAGTATGGAAGTGTTACTATGTGACAATCTATGGGAGAGCACTGAAAGAGATCACTGTCTAAAGGCCTACACGAGTATGTATCTGTGGGCTAGGCAATGTGCTGAGAGGCACGGAGTTAAATAACAATAAGAGGGGCGGCTTGTGTCGCCCTTTTCTTTTATCTAGTGCCTAACATCTTAAGCTTTTTAACTTCATCTTTCTGTGCTTCCAAGTAATACATTAAGAAGTCTAGTTGATTCTCGTCTAGCTCTGTTATGTCTACGTCTATGTCTAACTTTGTTAACGCTTTGTCTACGTCTTCTTTAGTTACACCACTACCCTTCTTACTTATCTTGTACAACTTATTGGTACGGCTATCTTCTGGTGCTAGGCTACGCTCAAGTAAACCTGTTGTTTGTTTCTTGGCCTTCTTAAGAACCTCACCTAATAGTTCCTTACGTTGTTTGTTTGTACCATTCTTCCAAGCAGGTGTAGCTAAGGCGTACTCAGCTTGTTGTTCTAAGAAATGAAATACTATCTTGTTAATATGATTCTGTGTCTCAGGTATGAAGGACTTAATCTCAGTACGCCATTGTGGTTTACCTATTTGGTTAAACATCTTTTGTATATGAGTCTGTCCGGGGTTTTCTCTATAACCAAAGATGCGCCCTATAGGTGCTATGCCTCTAGCATCAGTCAATGCATTAAACTTCTCAGGTGCTAACTCTGCACCACTAAGGGCAGTATATATCTGATCAACGTATCTTGTAGAGTTGTTAAGCCATTTAGATCCTTGGTTACGATCTACTGCTACAAAGCCTTCACCTCTACCTAAAGCTATAGCTGTGTTCACAGGATCAAACGGACGACTGTAACCGCTAAGATACATAGAAGCTGTGTCTTGTACTAGTTTACCTAGTGCGTCTCTAACTGCACCATCTTCTTGTGAAGCTGCATCTACTAATAAGTCAAAAGATATCTTAGCTGAATCGCCTAACTGTCTTGTAAGTTGTCCCGGCCCGAATAGTGTTACTAATTCTTTTACTAAATCCTCAGGCACTTCTCCATCTCTGTAATAGTGTGCACCCATACGACCCATTGCTTTGTAGAAACTAAAAGGAAAGTCATACATACGGTTACGTATAGAACCATCATCCCTACGTTCTTCAAACCAAGCTAAACCTTCTTCCATATTATCATACTCACGAGCCGCTGTTACACCTATGAGAGATAGACCTATGGCTGACTTAGTAATAAGCTCTAGGGGATCACGAGTAGTACCTGCCGCATATTTATGTGCAAGACTGATGCCTGTGTGATCAAACATATGACCTAATGTGTTGTTAAAGAACTGACCAAACGGAATCATTGCACCTACGACAGGATACTTACGCATATCTTCTATAACCTTAGCACCAAAGCTAAGCAATCCTTTAGGGTTCTTACCAAAGGGTTTAGCATATACATTACGTAATGCATCTTCTACAGCTATAGTTTGTATCTCTGCATAAGTGTCACCCTTCATTGTCTTATATAAGTCAGGATCTTCTAAGAACTCAGAGTAAGTCTTACCATACTTAATACGTATTTGTTTATCTAATGCATACATAAACTCTTGCGTCTTAGTGTACATGTCTTGAGCTTTAACACCGTACATAGTCTGAGCAAAGTTCATCACCTTCTCTCCTACTCCGGGCTTACCTAAGTCATCTATTCTAATACCTATTTGTTTGTAAACATCATCTAACTCTATACCACCTGACATATACCTAAACAATTCTTTTTGTGCTTTAGGGTTAGCCGCTAAGAAGTCTAATGCAGATTGTTGTGTAGCAAAAGGATTTACTAAGTTCATAGCTTTTTGTTTTTGTAGTGTGAACATAAGCTTAGACTTGTTAGCAAACTCAGTAGCATTTGTATTTCTACCAATAGCCATCTCAGCTACAGAACGTCCTCCATAAAGAGCACCTCTTAGTATATCAGTTACAGACTGCATACTTGTAGCATTAGCCCAACCAACTACGTTCAATGCAGTTGTACCCGGATGTGTAATCAACATACGTATAAGGTTCTGTTGCATACTACTCGTACCATCTACTACTTTATCTCTAATTGTTTTTGGCGTAGGGTCAAGCGTATCGTCTACTACAGTATTAAGTTTCTGTGAGGGTGTTTTGTCTGGGGCAAGCATTAAGTCTTTCTTTAGTTGGGCTATTGCTTGCCCATCTCTTCCCCAACTACTCATGTCACTTGCCATTTTATTCATAGCTTCTTCTAAAGTAAGCCCTTGATTTTCAGGAAGCCTAGCCATTGTATTTTTGTATAAGGTTTCTACTTCTTTCTTAGCACTTTTTGGTAAGCTTAATATAGTCTCGGTTAAGAAGTCCGTAAAATTAGCAAACTTATCCGTTTCTTCATTAGCTAACTGTATATTAAAGTCCTGTAGTATTTCTTTTATACCACTAAACTTTACGTTACCCTCTTGTCCTCCTGTAAAAAAAGCTGAGGCAAATCTAGATCTATAAGGATCACTTACAGAATCACCTAACCTACGTATAGTATCTCCTTTAAGTACTTTCTTAGCCCAACGTTCAGAGGCAGTAGCACTCTTGTTAATAGCCTTCTGCAAAGCCTTAGCATTCATACTTTTAAGTGTAGCTTTATTAGATTTAAGAGTAGTAGTACGTGCTAACTTAACAGCATTAGCTTCAGCTACAGCGGCATTGTCAAAGAAGCTCATAGCTAAGGGTAAAGACTCCTCTGTGTGTGGAGCTTTATTTAGTATACTTAGACCATAAGCTAATGACCCACCGAATACACCACCTATGCCTGTAACAGCACCTTGAACAACGTTGTAGTCACTCTGCACTCCGCCTTGTTGTAAAGCTTTCTGATATACTGCATCTATAGTAACAGCAGAAGCAGAATCAAAAGCAGTAACAGCAAGTATCTCTTTCTTAGTAGACTTCTTAACGCCTTCTGCGAATGCACCTTTAGCTACACCTCTAACCTTCTCACCTTTTATTATCTTACCTATAATACGGCGTTCTATTTGTTGGGCTTGAGCCTGAACTGTTTTAGATGCGGCATTCTTTAGAACCTTCTTACCTAGCTCCTGCTTTACTTGCTTTATCACGGCATCTTTAGCTAAGGTAGCCGCAACTTTAGTAGCACCACCAGTGATTAACTTACCAAAGCCTAGAGATAAAACGTTAACAGGATCTACTATTAGAGCACGAGCATAGTCGCCTACTGCGTCAGCCTTTTGTGCAAAGGAATACTCTTCAGAGAATGCACCCTTCATGTTGTCAAACAGTTGATAGGCTTGACCTGCGGCTAACTTATTAGCTTCTTCTGCTTTGTTTAGGTAGGCTAACTCTGTGCCTGTCGTTACTGACTGACCAAAGTTAAACTTCCTCATGTGGTTTACAAAGCTATCTATAACTTCTTGCCTACCATGTGTGTCTTCTGTCATGCCAAAGCGTTGCTTCATGTAGTTACCTACAACAGCATAGTTATTGTCTTGCATCAGATCATTGATAGTCTCTGCGCTAGACGTAGGTTGTAAAGCTTGTATGGTTTGAGATACAGGTTCTGTTTTGGTTTCTTTTTGTTCTGTGAATACAGGAGTAAAAGTAAACTTTCCGCTAGACTCTGGTTTTTCTTCTTCTTCCACGCTGATAGGATCAAGCCCTAGATCAACTGGAGTAAAGGTAAACTCGTTCATCTATTAATCTTTCTCTATTTTACTAGGCTTTAGATCTTTCCATTTTGGATTAGTCCTTCTGACTCTATGTGCTATTACCGTTGCTATGTCGTCAGGGTCTGTGTCTGGTTTTAATAGAAGTCTCTCGGCAACCTGTTTTTGTATCTCTTTATCAAACGCCTCTTGATCTGTATCGACTATAGAACCTGTTGCCTCTGATACATCAGCCGCTTGAGCTTGTCCTTCTAGTAATAGCTTTCTTTGATCTATGTAATACTGCTCTCTCTTTCGGTTATGTCCTACCTTTGCTCTGCCTGAAGGTTCAGGATTTTCTTCATCCCACTTCTTCATGATAGTCTCTAAAGTCTTTGATAGTTCAGAGTCAGACACTGGTGCTATTGCTACACTAGTTATCGTATCAGTTTCCTTATCAGAAGAAAGACCTACGGTAGTTAGTTGTCCTCCTATGATAACATAATCACCGGCTTTTAAGTCTTTACTTTTCTGGGCTTCTTCTGCGTTTTCAAATTCAGGTAGTAATGAGAAAGGGGTGGCATCCTCCTCTCCACTTGTTAATGCACTGTATTGATCCTCTAAGCTAAGGCCTTTCATTAGATTAGTAGGGCGTATTTTAGGTTGTAGGGATGTATCTTCTCCTGTAACCATAGGCTTTACATCATCACCAAAACTAAAGTCCATATACTTTGTAGTCCAGAATGAGTTATTAGTTAACCCACCGGGGAACATTTTTTCATAATCCAGTACGGCCTGTGCTGTGTCAGGTAATAACCTAAGTAGCCCCTTAGTATCCTCAACCTTTATTAATGACTTTATCTTAGCAATAAATTCCTTATCTTCATCCGGTAGTTTTGCATACTCATCCCCACTAACAGTAGAAGCTTTACGTGCTATGTTTAATATTTGATCTTCCATATAATTAAACATCTCTTTGTTTTCAGTAGGGCTATATACCTTAGGCAACAAGCTTCTATCTACAGGTAGAGGGCCTTTCAAGGAAGGCGCAGACGTTGACATGATACGCTTTAAGTCGTACCCTGAGTAACCGCCTATGTAAGAGTCTGTCATAGATGAGTCTGCCGCATTTGCATCTAGACCTAAGAAAGACCATATGCCTCTCTCTTCGTTCTTCTCTGGGTTGTCTGTCACACCATTCTTATACAGACCGAAGGACTTCCTAATCATGTCATCGTATGTAGTACCGCTAGGTCTATAGTCTTCTGCCATTTTTACGTACTCATTAAGTTGTTTCGTACTTAACTCGTTAGGCTTGAAGTCTTTTATAGTGTTGTACAAGATAGCTAAACCTTGAGGCCCTGATGTATCTACTACAAAGTTTATATTCTCTTGAGTCATACCTCTGCCTTCTAAAAGCTTACCTATAGTAATAGCTTTGTTGGCTTCTTCTTCTGTCTTCTTAACAGCCTGAGTACCGTAAGTCATGAGGTAGTCACGATCTTTAGCTCTTTTATCTCTTATGTATTCTTTACGTGCTGTAACTCTATCAGCCGCTGTACTAAAAAACCCTGTTGCAAAACTCATATCATACACCTCTGCTCATTAGACCTTGGCCTCTATCAATAGGCTTATCATCCATTATTTCTTGTTGTTGTTCTTCTTGCTCAGGAGTAGTGTCCTCTTGCATAGTCTCTAAGGCTGACTCTTGAGATGAACCTAAGGCCTCTGTAGTCTCACGAATAAAACTTTCGTCACCCTTACCTAGCTCTTCTTCTAACCTAACCATAATGACATCTTTGAGTTTCTTCTCTTGTATCTCATCGTCTGTCTCATCGTTACCAAAGGTATTCTTAAACTTAACACCTGCAGTAGTACCCATGTAAGCTATCTCTTCTTCTATAACAGGAGATATAAGTAAGCTAACATCAATACTATGCATACCGCTACCTACTGCACCAGTAAGAATACTACGAGTTAGTACATCTACAGGGAAGCCCATCTGTAATAAGTGTAGAACTGAATCTACTATAGGTTTCTCTGACAGTCTATCCAAGTGAAACACTACAGCCTCATCTGGATCTGTTATCTCAGGAGGCCTCTCCCACGCAAAGTTGTTAGGTTCATCAGTTAAAGATTGACCGGGAATTGGTGCTAATAGTGCCATTATATTATATACCTTTTTGAATTATTGGTAGTAGCTAATTATGCTACCTTTGGTGATAGCTCCATTATCTGCGCTACGCCACCCTTTGTTCTTCTTCCATGCAGGAGATCCCTTAGCATAGATTATTGTATCATCACTTTGATCTTTTAAGTTAGATGCTAAGCCGGGTGCGGCTTGATACAAACCTAAAGGAATACTACTATCGTAGTTCCATCTAGTCAAGTACGTATCATACAAAGCAAGTTGTTCTGTAGGGGATTTGTTAGCTATAGATCCATAGTCTATACCTGCTTCTTCTGCGGCTGTCTTACCTATTTGAAACAATCCTTTGTAGCCACCTTTGTTTGTCTTATTGTAAGCCCAGTCTTTATTCTCGCCATTGATAACTGCGTACACTTCGTTAGGCGTTATATCAAACTTCTCAGCAAACATCTCTACAGCTTCAGGAAACTCGTCATCACCTGATGCTTTAACTAACCCTGCTACTTGTTTACTAAAGTCTTTTGTGGATGCAGGTCTAATAAAGAAAGAGTTAGCAGATGACTCTTCTTCTAACTCACCACTTACAACTTTAGGGTTTACGTCTGTCTCTTTATTGTAAGATACCTTAGTCTCATCAGGAATAATACCAGAAGCTTTACCTACAGTAGACACTGTGTTCTCTTTAGAGTCGCTACCTAACTCAGATATCCAACTCTTAGCAAAACCAAATAGCTCAGATGCTAGACTAGAAGAGTCATCCTCTTTGTCTTTCCTACTTCTTATAACACCTGCTTTAGATCCTTTGTCTACGTCTGACTTTAGCTTATTCACTTCAGCCTGTGTGTCAGCAGTAATTCTTTGACCTAAAGAGAAACCTCTACCTTTAGTAGCTGATACAGAAGATGTCATGTCTGATTCTATTTCAGCCGCTATCTCATCTGCTATTGAACTACGAGTATTCTTACCACCATATGCCATTATTTATTTACCTTTAAGTTACCTATTATCAACCAAAAACTATAGAGGCTAAGAAGCTACCAAACGCACTACTCTTCTCAGCTTTAGCTTGTAATGCTAATGCTTCTTTCTGTGCATCCACTGTCATTTGTGTAAGTAAAATATTGTTAGCTCTATCTGCTGAACTCTCTGATGACTTCCAAGCCATAGACATTAGATCTCGTTCTCTTTGCCATATCTGATCCATAGTAGATGCAGTAAAAGCATTAGAGATCTTAGCCGCTTCTTGGTTAGCTAGGTTCTGATTGTTTGTATTTAGTGTGGCTACATTCTGTCTCCACTGTGCATTAGCTTGAGACACTACAAGCTGATTTGTAGCGTTAAACTTATCTCTCTGATTCATCATGTCTACGTTAAACTTAGACATAGCATTCTCTTCAGTCACAGCGAACTGTTCCATAGCATTCATCTGAGATGCATTGAACTGTTGTACTTGTGCTTGCATGTTAGCCATGAATTGTTTTGTCTGGTTCTCTGATGAAGCATTGAACTGTTTAGCCGCATTCTCTGCCGCCTGATCAGTAAAGATAGACTGTATTACGGACTGAGCCTTAAACATCTCTGTCTGTTGACGATTATCTAAGTTAGACATATCCATCTGTAAGAAAGACTGTGCATTCTGTACAGCCGCTTGTTGTTGATTAGATAAGTTCTGTTGTTCTAATGCAGAGATAGCCGCCGCTTGTCCCATCACCATAGCTTGAGCATTAGTTAGATTAGCTAAGTTCATAGAGTTAGCACTACGTGAGTTCTCTAGAGCTATTTGTTGCTCAGCAGTAAAGTTCATATTAGCTATTTCACCGATACGAGCAGAGTTTTGTACTCTTGCTTGGAAGTCTTGTGTGAACTCCATACCCATGAACTCGGCTCTTTGTTCAGCGGCAAGCATAGCTCTAGCCTGACGGTTAGACAAGTTAGCCATCTCAAACCCGGCTACAATCTGAGCATCCTGTGCGGCTATAGGTATAGCTGACTCCATTGCCGCTTGTATAATAGCTTGCCCTGCCATTGATGATGCACCTAAGCCACGAGCCGCCATCTGTGCATTAGCATTACGCATAGCTCCAGCCGCCCATGTAGGTGTAGCTCCACCCTCAAAGTCTTGCATGAGAGTATCTAGTTGACCTTTAACTGTAGCTTGATCAGAAGGTGTAGCTGTAGCCGCTTGAATCTGTTCAGTAAACGTAGCCGCCTTAGCCGCATCAGCCGCACCTGAGACAATCTCTCCTGCTTGGATCTCACGTTGTACAGGGTTATTCATTACTGTAGCTGTACCTTGTGCCGCAGTTAAGTCTTTAACGTCAGTAGTCGTAGGATCTTTTGTAGCACCTTCTAGTATAGCTTGTGGTGTCAGTTGACCTTGAGCCGCAGTTGCGGCCTCTGTAGCCGCTGTAACAGCCGGCTGAGTAGCTCCTGTAGTAGCTGTAGCTGTAGTGATAGGGTCTACACCTACCGCTGTCGCTGTGGGTGCTACGTCTGCAGTTGGTGTAGCTGATACATCGGAGGAAAGTTGACCTGTCTGTTGAGATAGAGTAGCACCTGCAGTGTTAGGATCTAGCTCAGCTACCTCTGCCGTAGTAGTAAGAGATGCAGGATCTACTACAGCTTTCTTAACTAAACTACGAGTACCTGCTTCTACTTCAGTTTGACCTACCTGCTGAGCACTTTGCATCTTAGCATTTAGAGATCTTACTTGTTCATTAAAAGCATTAGTAATTTGTTCTGAGTTGTAAGTAACTGCAGGTTTAGCTACAGCTTGTATGGACTGGAGTTTACGTTGTATTCCTCCTATCTCATCTGTACCTTGTATATCTGTAGAGGATATAGCTTGAGTTATAGCACTCTTATACGAAGCTATTGCCGCATTGTCTTTATCTACTACGGCTTCTGCTTGGTTTAGTAGTTCCTGCGATGCATACTCTTGACCGGCTAGTTCAGGCTTAGAGGACTTAAACACCTGAGGAGCAGGTTGTTGAACACCTCCATCATCACTACCTCCTCCACCAAAAACAGCCTGATCTCGGAAGTGAACACTTGGCATAAAAGGGTTATAAAGATGTCTGCTCATAATTTAAACTTTCTTGATATGTCTGGTGGCTGGATCATGCAGTCTACGCCAGTTGATCTTTTCTTTTCTTGGGTATGTATTGTGGTACTCTTTACGTAACATAGTCATGACTTGTCTTGTATGACCGTAAGGTGCTATAAACTCTATACCCCAAAGCTCTTCTTTATTGTCTGCTACGTAATCTTGTTCTGTAATATAGTACTCGTTATTCAAGAAGTCTTTACCTGATTCTTTATCTAACCAACACCATGTTATTAATCCTATGGGTTTATCAGCTTGATAGTATATACGAATACGATTATATTTAATTGGAGCTACTAAGTATCGGTAGATATCATCTACATTATATACTCTGTGCCATTTACTTTGTCTAAATAACTTAAGCCCATCTGCTAAAGCTTTATTATTATCTATTTCCATTACTATAGTTAAACTCAAAACGACTAAAAAGTCAAGCTAATTCAGTCAGCTAAAGGGTTATCTAAGGCTCTTTGTAGTTTAGCATTGAGTCTATCTTCTAGTTCTTTCATTGCTGAAGACTGTGATACTCTTACACGTTCTCGTTGATTCTCGAACCTTACTTCAGCATCGTCTATCATGGAACGTACCTTGTCTTCATTATCACGTACCATATCTTCTACTCGATCTGTCTGTTGTTCTATTCGTAACAGATCATCCTTTAGACCATTCTTAATATCTCTAGTGTACTCTACACTCTCTTCAACCTTCTCAGATATACCTGATACCTTAGCATCCATGACATCCATCTGTTGTTGATATGCTGTTAAGTCTAACCCTGCAACTTCTTCTATCTTTTGATATAAAGTGAAGCCACCGTACAAACCACCAACTACTGTAGATAAGAAAGCAATGATTGCTAGTACTGAACCTGCTGTTAGTTTTACACCACCAGCTTTTACTTCTCTGTCAGCTAGGCTTTCAACGTTAGTTAAATCTACCATTAGTTCTCAAAGTCCATACCACCTGACTGTTGCAGGTTCTTCAATGCTTCTAGCTCATTACGTAGTTGTTGTATCTCTAGTCTACGTTGGGCTAACTCTACCTGATATAAGTCGTCACAATTAATACGAGACTTAGGTTTATCAAGAGGTATAACAACACGGGCATACAATCCTACATCTTTACTCTGGTGTGAAAAACTTGATGGATTAAATGTACCACCTACATTATTGACTACACCTGTAACACCAAACTCTAAGTTTACACCACCACCTACAGCATTACTACAGTCTAAGTTACCTGCCCTAAATCTATCTGATTGATAGTTCATTGGTGGGTTAGGTAGTGTTAGAGCTAGGTTGTTACTCTCAGCTAATGCTGAACTAGCTACGACACATAGAGCTAATGCTAATCTCATGCTGGTACACCATCAATACGTGAGCATATCCTAGAGACAACCAATGTTCTTGACTGTGTTTTCTTTTTTACCTTTGATGTAGTACAAATATATGTAGCTTCATCTAAATCTAACTCACGTATATACACAATAAAATCTTTACGTTCTTTATAACCTACTTTAATGATCCTATACTTAGACGAGAATGGTATGTTTGTAAAGTTTAAATCAAACAAATCTATCTGATAATACTCTACATCTTCTCTTGAGTTAAACAAAGACATCTCTGCTTTAACTACACCTGCTACGTAAGTAGGTTTTAGTACTGGGTAGGCTGGTGTCATTTCATGTGCAGAAACAACAGTAGCCCAACCCATAAACGCTATGATTAGTTTACTTAGCAATACAGGTAGCCTGTACAACTGCAGTGTATGTACCTCCCGGAAACGGTTTAGCTGAACCATATACAGCAGATGATGCGGTAGAGAACCATGCTGATCCTGCTAGTGTAAGATTAAATTTAGATGTATTGCCTACCATTACTTTAGCACCATTGTAAGCTGACATTCCTGACACAGACATCTTTGTTACAGTGGTACTACCTGTCCACGCAAGTGTATCTGTAAGGTTCGGTGAAGAACTAAAGGATGTAGGGTGAGTTATGTTTGCAGTGTATGAGTCTGCAATAGATACATCAATCCTAATTACAGGTAATACACCACCATCTGAAGGTGTTGTGCTTAACTTACTGGCAATAGGGTTGCCGTATACACCAGCTTTATCTGCTTGAATAACACACTTGGCGGCTACGCTTCCTGTAATATCTACAGTAGCAAACGCTGGTAATGCACAAAGTGATAGTAGTGCTGTTAAATATTTCATTGTGATCCTCATTTGTTATACTGCATGTCTACCATTTTTTCATGTAGTACTTGTTGTGCTAAATTGTTTCGTAGGGCTTTCTTGTTGTCGGGTATAGTTCCATCTTTTAATCCAGCGGCATCGTTTAGTGTACCGCCGTTTATCTTTGCATTGTAATACATATTGATATTAGTTTGTTTGTTTAAGGCTAGTATTATATCGCTTTGATTTTGAGCCTTGAATAGTGTAAGAGCATTAGCAGAGGCAGTTAATCCCATCTCTATACGTGTCTCTTCTTCTTCCTCTTCTTCATCTAATATAAGTTTACCATCTTCGTCATACTGAAACTCTTCAGCTTCTAGTGTATCTACAACTGCATCATCTTCTAGTGCATCATAGACTATAACCTCTGGTATTACTGGCATAGGCTTTACATAACCTGCACAGGTAGGGTCAGACTGTGGATCGTAGCACTTGTCTAGTCTGTAGTTGTATATTACCACAGCATCTTTAACAGTTCCTTCACCTTCAACTTCAACAAACCCAGTACCCCATTGTGATGCTGGTATATTTGAAAGAGGGAAAGACTTAACAATAGTATTTCCGGGTACGCCAGACCAGTCATCAGTCTCTCTAAATGTATAACCATCTCCACTTACGTTATGATTACCTACATGTACCTTCATGTCAGCATCTGGGTCTTTTACTGTAGTGTATCTATAGAGTAATCCATTAATGTCTACACCACCGATACTAGGTAAGATAGAATCCATAACCCAACTTAATGCATTAGATGCTGCATTACTTGTAGCACCGTAAGTGTACGGCTCAGAGTAGGAGTAAGAAGGCAAGAGTACTAAAGATAACACCCAAGCCAATCTTAGTTTCACTGTTCTCATCAAACATCTTTCTGATTACATTGTTCTGATCTCGTTCGATCTCTTCTTTGACTGCTTCCATGTCCCATGCTAGTCTAGCTTGATCACCAACTAATCCATCTTTAGGGCATGGTGTACCTGCATTCATCATAGCATCGAACACTCTTTCGTCTTGACACATTACGGATACTGCGGCTACCTTCATGCCCATGTCATACATAGTCTTAGCATTCTTTAGCTTCTCACAGTTCATGTCACGTACTGTACGACCTGCTGAGATACCCAGTATCTGTGTCTGTACCGCCCCTGCTACACCTACAGTACATAAGTCAGAGTTACTTGCACTTATCTGTGGAGATATAGCTGATGGTGGTGGGCTATTGATTGTAGTGTCCATAGAGCCATTAGAAGTTATGGTACTATTGGTGTCAGTCTTTATAACATCATCATCGGCATGTGCTATACTACCGATTAGTAGGGTAAGTAATATAAGTAAGAGTTTCATTTATTATCTTGTTCTGCCATTCTCTCTACAAGGTTACGAATAGCTTTAATGTTTTCGTCAATACGTCCTAGAGAGACAGCTTGCATTTGTACTGTCTTCTCTAGTGTACCGATACGAGTTT